AGCACCATCCCATTTGGTCTGCATAAAACCACTGTTCTCTTGATGACCTAGCATCTTCTTTAGTTCCTCAAGAAATGAAACTGCTGCTATGCATCCATCAACACCATAGTTTAGCATCTCATCTTCTAGGTGTTCTAGATGTTTGAGTTGTTTAATGTTAGCCATTAGTCGTCGTAACCGTCCTCTGGTGTGCTAAAAACTTTCTCGTCCTTAAACTTATATCCTGACTGTAGTTTATCTGGCCATGGATATGGACTTCCACTAGTATCTCGAATGTTAAACTTCAATTCCATGACTGGAGTCTGAACAGTGATATCAACACGTTGTCCTGTACCAGTTCTACCACCGTAATGAACAGTCACAGAACTAACTTTTGTTGCGTCGTCACATGTTTTCTTCTCCATAGGAAAGTTTTTAATCTTACTACCACTTTCTTTGTGTGCATAGTGATACCCATAACCAATAGATCCACGTATCATTCCCTGCAACAAAGACCTATTATAATCTGTGGTTATAACATCACCTCCACTACTAACTGATCCTGCTTTAGCTTCATTAAATATTTTACAAAACCTAGCATTATCAATTCCAAATGTTTCTAATACTTTTTCACCAACAGTACCTGTGATAGTACCATTCTCAATGTCTGTTTGTGTAAAAATCTTTTTAACACCAAGATTAGACATAGTAGTAGTTCCACCTTTTTTTAAAGAAAGATAAATTAATTTTTCTTTCTGGTTTTTACACTTAGTCTTTAATGTTAAGTCAGTAACAGTAGATCCAATATTATAGTTACTAGCACTAGCATCACCAATCTTCCAGTTTGATCCAACAAATTGTATTGGTCTCTTTTTATTCAGTGTACCTTCAGAAACTACTTGAACGATTTGACAGTCCTCTAGTTTATAGAACTTGATTAGATCACTAATAAAATCTTTGTATGTATTATTACTATAATCACCTTCTTCAACCCAGTCATTCAATCCTTTCTCAAGTTGTGCCTCAAACAAATTACCTGTATTACCTGTACCACGATTACCTCTACTACCATCACCCCAACTAATTTTGAAGTTAGTGTCTAATTTAGATTCTCTTTTCAATCTCACAATATCAAGTTCACCTTTTAGAGCACGAACTAACTTACAACTCTTTCCAGATGCAACTGATGGATTGAATGCTAATGGATCATCAACACCATGATTCTCCTTAATTTTTCTATAAAATTTAATTACACCTTGCCTATACTTTGCGTCGATACTCTCGCCTGCGACCTTTCTCATCTCTGCAAGACTCGTAGGTATGCTATTAAATGCCATAAGAAAACCTCCCGTCTAATTATTTAGTGGGAGGTAAGAATTAAATGTCTCCTTCCTTACGGACTTCTGATTTTTGAATATCAAATTTACCATCAGGGTATCGTGCTGCAAGTTTCATCATGTTAGTCATCACAACTGTTTGAAAATCTACATTCAGTGCGAGACATGCCTGTGCTAGATACCAAAACACATCACCCATTTCTTTTACAAGGTGAGTTTTTGTATCATCATTTAGTTCTTTACCTTGGAATGCTATCTTCTTAACAATCTCAGTAAACTCACCACCTTCAGCAGTAATACCAACAGCAGCAGTCAGAAGGCGTTCAATGTTTACACCTTTATCTTTTAAATCATATATTCTTTTTACAAATTCTTCAGCATCTTTTGAAGGAAAACTTGTAGTAGAGTCAACAAAATCAATATATTTGTTGTAGTCAACAGTAGGGTCTATAGGAGTAGTCATAGTGTAGCAGGGTCAGAGGGCATTGAATTGGGAGCGAGTGTTAGTGTGATCTTATCAAGAACAGCAGGGGCAAGTAAACTACTATCAAAGGAGCAAGTACCGTCCTTGTTACTGTTACCTAATTTTTCACATAATGCCTCGCCAATCATTTCATAAAGAAATGTATTTGTTTTAGAGTTATTGATAATGTAATCAATAACCTCTAGAGTAATTGCGTCAGCAAGTTTGTCTATTGTTTCTTTAGAGAGAGTCATTTAATAGTTCCATTCAGCAAATTTAGATAGTCGTGCTTGATTCTTTTTAAGTGAATCTACAATTTCTTCTTCGTCAGAATCATTAATGAGTTGATTCTGATCAGATTCATCAGCATCAAACAGTTTCATTCTAGCACGATCAATACCAACTACGAATTTTCTATTAGCAGTTAGATCATTGTATCTATTCTTAAGTTGTTTGACCATGATTTTATTTTCTGCTTCTAACTCGTCAGTGCTGATAAGAGCGAACATGAGATCAGCAGTGGCAGGTAAACCAAAGGATTCTGAAGTATCAGTAAGGTCAACATCGCTATTACCATAACCAGACCTAGTAGTCTGAGTAGCGGATACAATAGGGAGATCAAACTCACAAGCAAGACCTCTGAGTTCTTCTGCAATTGCTTTAACATACGTATAAGAATTTACAATAGCACCTTTGTATCTAACACTTGCGCAGATGTTAAGATAATCAATAAAAATTATATCAGGTTTGAATTGTTTTTTTAAAGTTAGATCATTTAACAAAGAACGAAAATGTCCTGCGTGTGCAGATGCTGTAGGATACTCTTTAATTATAAGTTTGCCTTTTGTTTTACGTTGAAGGTCAGAGATCTTAGATCTAAACATTACTTGTGGAACATCAGTTAAATCTTTGATGTTGATGTTGAGACAGTTTGCGTCAATTCGTTCAGCAATCTTTTCCTCTGCCATTTCAAGTGTAACGTAGAGAACGTTCCTCCCCTGCATGAGCGCGGCACTAGCCATGTGGCACATGAATAGAGACTTCCCGACACCTGTACCAGCAAGTGCGACATTGAGAGTCTTGTTAGGTAACCCACCTTTTGTAATATAGTTAAACTTCTGTAAATCAAACGGGATTTTTTCTTCATCTCTGTGATAAAATTCATAACGGTCGTCAGCAGATTCTATGTAGTCATGACCAATGTGCTCATCAAAAGATACACTAAGAGCATCTTGTAGTATTGAAGGAATTGCATCCTTCTTTACTTTCTTATCTCCACCATCAGCAATCTTAATAGACTGCATGAGTGCATTATAGATAGCACGTTCTTGACACCATTTTTCTGTTGCATCAACTAACCAATCGAAGTCAACCCACTCATCAGTATAAGAAGCAATCTGATCTATAGAGGACTTGTATGTCTCATCTGTAACATCATTCCTTTGTCCTAAACTAATCCTAAGTACTTCTTTCGTGGGCAACTTATCATACTTACAAGAGAAGTCTTGTATCTCTTCAAATATAGTTTTATCTACATTGTTTTCAAAGTATGATAGATCGAGATGAGGAATAACTTTTCTATAGAATTCTTCATTACACAAGAGGTTCCGAACAATTGTTTCTTCTATCCTCTCAGTTGCCATAAGCGAACTCCTTTTCTGCTGCTTTATCTAACTTCTGCATTATTTCCTCTGTGAAATACTTGTCGGGATCAGCAAGTACAGCAGAAGGATAAACGGAAGATTCGCCAATAAGAACTCTATTACCGTTTTTTCCAAAGATCCCGTGATCAATACCGAGTTCCAAGAGTCCATAGAACTTGTCCAGACCTCGTTCGTCAAAAAATAGACGTGTTGCAATTTTACTACCCTCAATTGTTAGTCGTGATTTCTTTGCTTCGCATTTAATAATATTACCCACAACATCTTTCTTACTATCACGTTCTTTACTTTTTGTAAGATAGATGATGCTAGATGCAGCGTACTTGAGTCCAGTACCTCCACCCATTTCTTTTGTGGGAACATAAGAACCTATTACATCGTATGTATGATTAGTAACTAACATAGGTACATTTGCTTGTCCTAGTTTTAATGTTAGCACACGGAAAGCACCTTTAATTAACTGACTCTTAGTCATGTCTCTAACTTGTTTATCATTAGAAACATCTTCCATCTCCTTAGAAGTTGAAAGCATACCAAGACTGTCTAAAACAAACATCATAGGTACACGTTCTTCTTTAGGTTCTTTCAAATACTTATCAAGAATCTTACTTGCCTGTGTACGAAATTCTTCAATCGTAGAAACAGGCATCATGATCATACGGTTAGAGTCAATACTACGTTCTTCAATCATAGATTTAGAAATCGCTGACTCAGACTCAAAATAAATAACTCCTCCTGTAGGATTGAGTTCAAGGAAATTGCGAACAACACTCAAAGCAAAGAATGTTTTACCTGTGCTTGACTCTCCTGCAAGTGCAGTAACTTTATTAGAAGGAAGACCTCCATAAATTGACCCACTAACTAAGGCATTAAAGATGTAAGAACCTGTATCGATATAACTTGTGATATCTCCTGCAGCAATCCCTTCACTAACTTTACTAGCAAATTGATTTCCGCTGTCTTTAATTACGGTATCTAAGAATCCCATTTTGTTACTTCATCCTCATAAAAATTTACATAATCATATTCTTTGCTCATAAGTTTAGCAAAACCAAGAGCGGTGTGATAATCCTCAAAGCATTTAATGTCTTCGGGATCAACTTGACCTACGACCGAGTTGGTCCAGGTCACGATAAAAACCTTCATCCAAAGAATTGTCCTAAGGTAACGATTTTCCTGCTTGTCCAACCAATACATTCTAGCACATTTTCTAGAGGTTTCAAGAAAGACTTGTTGAACTGCAGACTATAATCAATATAGTTGTCCAACCCAAACTCTTTTGGAATCTCATTAAAATATGAAATACAATTTTCCATGATTGGATTGGGCATTTTTAAATAAACAAACTTGATCTTTTCACCTTCTTGAATCATCTGGTGTTTGTGATTAAGATTGTTTTTACGAACATAATGGTTGTACAATAATGCACCTCTTACATGTATGGGTGTACCTTTCTGATAGATTTCAGATTTACTTCCATACTTGTTCAAACCATTTACACCACGAGGAAAGGATATATCAGAATAATCCTGAGAACATGATTCCTTTTTAATTTCCTCAACGTAGTTAATAAGATCATCATTAGTCTGAGTAACAATCATCTTAAAAGCATCATACAGTTTTGTTCTGAAGTATGCAGGTGTAGAAGACCGAGCAGTCTCGAGTCCCATGATTTTTAGTTTAGGTTCTTTGTATCGAACCCCCTCACTATCCCATACATTTAGAATGTATCTTTTCTTAGCAGTCCAGATACCACGATCAGCAATGTTCTCACGTTTCATTTGCATCTTTTGATCATACGCTGAAACATAGTACGCAAGTTCCTCGTACGAACTTTCAATGAAAGGTTCAAGTTTTTCTTTACAGATCTTATCAAGTAACCCCACAACTGCTGTTTTGTCGCTAGACTTAGCACCAAAAAATTTATTAACAAGAGGTCCAAGATTAAGATAAATTGAGTCTGTGTCAGATGCAATTACGTAATCCTCCTTGTCGGTAGAGAGCAGTCTATTTAGATAACCATTCATCTTGTTCTCTATCCAACGGATAGAAACCTGACCAGATAGTGTAATAGCTTCTGCGTTGGCAAGTTTATAATAGCGAAAATGTTCATTACCAATAGCACCATAAGCACTATTGAGGGAGATCTTTTTCGCCATTTGAATGTTATTACATCTAGCAATTTCATTAGATAGTTCTACACTAGGACTTTTTTCATACTCCTGCTTCGCTTTGATCATCTTCTTCTTAAAGACAACACGCTCGTCGTACATCTTCTGCATCATCTGGGGTAAGAACCCATGCTTATCCTTATTGTACTGAGCACCATTAGCACACACAGCAAACTCACCATCGATATCTACTTCTTTATTAAGTATCTTATCAACTGTTGCTGATGGATGCCTAGTGTCCTGCAGTGTCTCAGGAGAGATATTGTACTGCATGATTAAATGAGGGTATAGACTATTTAAGTCAAATGATACCACCCAATCATACATTCCAGGATTAGGTTCCTTAACGTATGCACCTGCATACTTAGCGTCCTTTGCTACTTCTGTCTTAGGAGGAATAGCAATCTTTCTTTTAAGAAGTTCTACGTAGATATAGTTGTCCCACATACGAACTTGGGAAAACACATCTTCATAGTTGACCTTAGCATCATAAGCCATAGTGAATGCTAGGTCAAGTAATTTCATTTTAGCATCAAGTTTATCAACCAGACGTACGTCATGGATGTTATACTCAATAAACTTTTGCCAGTCGTTTTCATAGAACTCTTTGAACGTATCGTACTCAGAGTGATCTAGTTTTTTCTCTCCGAGTTCGACAGAACAGATGTAGTCCAGTTTGTAACTCTCTTGGTTAGAGTACGTAAATTTTCTGTATAATTCCAGATAATCCAACGTAGCAATCCCTGGAAGATCGTAGGCAATTTGCTTTCTCCCTTTGATATAAATCTCTCGTCTAGTGATAAGACGCCACGGGCTAAGAAAACGAGTATACCTATCACCAAGTACCCTATCAATGCGCCCAGCAATATAGGGAATATCAAAAAGCTGTACATTCCAACCAGTAATAACGTCAGGATAATTTTCGCACCAATACTCTAAGAATGCTTGAAGCATTCCAGACTCGGTTTTAAAATGTAAATAATCAACTTGATTATCTTTATTAACAAATGGACGAGCACCCCAAACTGTGATGCGACCAGTGTGTGAGTCCTTTAATGAAATAGCAAGGATCTCTTGATCAGCACTTTCAATATCTGGAAATCCATTTTCTGCAGCAGTTTCAATATCAATGTTAAACACACGAATTTGTTTAGGGTCAAACATTACATGATCATCTGCATATTCTTCAGCGATGTACTGATACAAATACCGTGTGTTTCCATACACTTTCATGTTGGTTGCATCACGGTATCTTGCTATTGTTTCCTTCGCATCAGATATAGTTCCCTGCTTCATGGGTTGCACACATTCTCCCTCTAGTGTTTTCCACTTAGAGAAATTAGAAGAGGGCAGGAACAGCGTAGGGTTAAACTTAACCTTGTTGCTAAATGCCTGCCCACCTTCATATCCACGTACTAGCAGATTATTTCCTGCTTGTTCAACGTTTGTGTAAAACTTCATTCAGTCAATATTTGAGGAGTAACTTCTGTAGAGGCATTAACCATTACAATTATATCAGACGAACGAAGAGCAACCTCAGTATCACTAGAATACTTTGGCCACTTCTCTCCATCAACTGTTACAGGGTTGATAAGAATACAATCTGGTTCTCCCAGTACAGCATCTTCAACCGTTTCTACCTCGGCAATAATCCAAGGTTCACTTTGAATTTTTAATAGTTTCTTGTCCATCTTTTAGAGAGTCTTCTGTTTGGTTCGCTTGATCTTGTGTAAGGCGATTGTTATATGCTTCAATAATTGCTGCTTTTGGATTACTAATTGTAGTAACTAAATCAAATGCAACTTGGAACATTGCTTCATCCGTGTAAGGATTCCACTTGCTCATACGAAGATTATAACCTTCATCAGTTAAACTGTCTATCTCTAGTACATAAGGTTTTGCAAAAGAAAGACATACAGGAGGTTTTTCTTCCTGCTTTGCCTCTTCACTTTCCCATACATTAGCAAGATCAGTAATGATTAGTTGCCCTGTATATTTCATATTAACGATTTGAATCGTCATAGATAATTCTCTCCAAAGGTTCGTCGGGTATTAGATCGTCTAGATATTTTTCCACATAGAACTGTTCCTTATAGATTGTTAAGATATCTTCACGAACATCACTCACACTCACAACTCGATCCATGTTCAATCTAAAGAACTGGTTCTTTGCAAATGGATTCCATGGTGAAAATTGAACATTAAACTGTGGTTCATTGGTTTGTTTAACCATTGATGAAGGAACAGTTCTAGTCATGGAAATGATTTGAGGATGGATAATTGCATAACCAACAACCTTCTTAAACTGCGAAGTAACTTCATAGAAATCACCTATCACTCTCACTCCATCCGAAAGCACACATATTTTAATACTCATGCTTTTCCTCAAACCATATTTTATTATACACCAAAAAAGCGAGACGTGCAAGCCTCGCTTTTAAATTGTTATGCTGCCTCACCATACCAGACTTTTCTTTTCTCTTTCTCAGATAGTTCTTTGACTAGATCAATGCTTAGTAGTCCGTCAACATATGTAACGTTTTCAACTACAACATCAGATCCTAGTTGCCAGTTCTTAGAAAATGATCTGTTTGAAATACCTTGATGGGCATATTGTTTATCCTGTTTTTTCTTTTTTCCTGTAACAGTTAATACATTTCGTTCTGTTTCCACTCCGATATCTTCGCTTGAAAATCCAGCAAGAGCGATTTCAAGAGTGGTTCTACCATCACGTCCACTAATAACATTGTATGGTGGGTAGTTTGTTCCAGCTCCTGCAAGAGCTTCAAGTCTATTGAATGTTTCATCGAATCCTATTGAAAATGGTGAGTAGATATTAAAGTCTACCATAGCGTCCTCCTTAAAGCGACATAAGTTTATGTGACCCGTTAGGCATCACATTAATATTTAACATCATAGCATAAAAAAAGAGGGTGGTGGAGACCCTCTGTACAATTACGGTTTTCTAGACTTTTTTCTTTCCTATATTATACTTTGATTCTAACGTCCATTCACCTTTCTCTTTGAATGAAATAACTTTAATTTGATTGAGTGGTGCAAGGTCAGTTACCTTCGAGTCATCCACAAGGCTAATAAGACCCCAATCAGATAGTAACTGAGCAATACGATTTCTACGTTGAACATCGTTTTGAGTTATATTAGCACTCTTACCATCTAAGGCAAATAGTTCTTTAAAGTGTACAATATAATACTTGCCTTGCTTATGCAGAATGTGACAAGACTGATATATTTTTCTTTCCTTACGTGATGCTACACCAATTCTGGTTAAAGTTTCACGCACCTTTAAAAAATCATCTGGTTCTTTAAGAAGAACCTCAATCATATCAGATTGTTTCCACTGGACGACAGTCTCAACATTCATTTCTCATTCCACCTTTATCTAATAATTTACGTATATTTTGTAAGTCGTCGAGTGATAGAATCCTGATTGTCTCAAGAGCTTTGGTATAACTGTATCCAAAGTATTCTTTTACATCATCAAGATAATCAATTGACTCTTTCTTACCAAAGATGTTCTTACGAAACCTCGGTCGTAAACTATTTATATAAAAATCGTACTGTAGACGCCTATCTAGATGCCAGTTTTTGTTCATTTCATTAACGAAAAGAATACTATCTGTATGTCCAGACAATGCTTTATTAATAATCCAGGTATTATATTTCTTTTCTAAAGATGGATCTTCATCCATTAAATTCTTTTTTGTTTGATTGATACTTGCTAACAAGTCCCAGACTTCATTACCTCTTCTCTTCATTTCTTGAACACCTTCTTCTCATAGTCAAAGTTAGGATGAGGTTCAGCAGGAACCCATGGTTTTTTAGATTCGTTTGCAATCACAATAAATCTATCAGCAGCAAATGTACCTGCTAGACTAATCTTAATATCTTCACCATCAACCCAGTTCATACTACC